TAATTTAATAAAACTATCACTCATCCTTTGTACGGCTCAGGTGGAGCTACATCCTCGTTAATCTTCAAACCAATCTTTTCTAGTTTTTGATTTATTTCTTCGTAATTACCTATTATAAACTTGCCTTCGTGTGGTATGGCTACCAAGGGTTTTGCCAAACGATGATAGCCATAAAGTCTTTCTGGCGCAGGAACATTACAATCTAAAATAGTAGAACGATTACTTATGCCTACTGTTATGTTATTTTCCATCAGTTTTGCAATCCAAAACTCCACACAAGCTCTACCAGCCTCAGCAAAGTGCATATTCTCTTTGTAAGAAAAGTCTATGCCATACAAATCAACTGCGGCTACTTTGTTGTACATAGCAAAAGCTAAAGCATAAGCTACAGTATTGTTCATGTACGCACATTTACAAGCGTTACAGACTTCCTCCAAAGGAAACAAAACCGCTTTAGAAACGCGCGGATCTAATTCACATGTGTAAATAGGATAGGTTGCATTTTCCAAAATATTTTTCATAGCATTGGTCTGTCTGCCTGCATCTTCGGTATCTAAAAATCTACTAGGTGGATCCATCATAAACAGACGATTACAATGATAAGTGCCAGATGCAGAATTGATACACCAAACTTCGTCCCATTCTCTACCGTTTTGACTGCCTATAGCATAATCTACTTGTGAAATTCCCAAACCTATTATGGCAACTCGCTTGCCCTCTAATTTTTTTATGGGTTTCATTACGATACGCCAGTGCGTACCTGATCGTATCTATATTCGTCGCGTGTACCACGACCTTCAGATAAGTTTTTCATCCTAGTCACTGCCTCCTTAAATCTAGCCTCAAACTGAGCAATGACATCTGGTGGTTCTTTGAGAAAAATAGCACTTTCTACCAAAGTACCATACAACAAAGCGTCTGGATAATCCGTGGACAAAAATGTTGTACCGCTGTCACTACCACTCGTTAAAGAGGCGGGTTTATGTAAATAATGTAGTTCTACCTCGTAGTTTGAATCTGGTATTGGAGATAGTTCAAAAGATGTTTGGTCAAAAAAAGAGTAATACTTTGGTTGTCCTGTAGTCGTACCGGGCGAGTATTCTTTGATAAACGATGGATGTTTGAAATCTAAGTAATCATAAGTGTTGCTGCTGACTATGGCTAGACTAAAAGGCGCATAGAAATCTGTAGGAGTAGCAAGAAACCTGTTTGATGCAGTTAGAGTTCCAGATACATTTTTTCTTTGATTTGGTAACTGAACCATGCTAAAGATTCTATCCTCTGACTCCTTGATAAATAAAGGTAATTGAGTGGTAAACGTAGTCTCACTTACTTGTAAGTAATCTTGTACTGCGGTTTTTAATGTAGCTAGAGTAAAACTCATGTTGTTGTTATTGTAACTGTGCCAATATTTGTTGTCACACTAAAAGTTGTTAAAACAGCACCTAATTTACCATTACCAGTATTGCTGTATACCAAAAACGCTGTGTTGTCGTCTTTAACGTCTACTCTTGCATCTTTAATAGCTTGTGGATCAACTCGTGATGGCTTGGGCATAAGCTGTGGATGTTTTGCATCCCATTGATCTGGACCAACTAACAAACCGTCCCATGTTTTTTTCATATCTTTTAACTTATAACGAAAACCAGATATGTCGCAGATACCATAAGCGTTTTTGTTTGAAGCAAAAGCCATTAGATATTGTTATAACTCCTTAAATCTGGTGTAACTCTGAAAGATGACCTATCCTCATCTTGTGAAAGAGCTCTTTCAAACTCCTCGTCATAAATAACTTTTAATTGTGCTGTCAGTTGTGGGTTTTTCTTCATAGACAAGTAATAAGCTAAACCTGCTGTCAAACAAGGATAAAATCTAAAAGGTATTTCTAAAGTATTTGTAGCTGCATCGGCATCGTCCATTCTTGTCAAAACATTCATAAATACCGTATAAGTGCTAGATACGTCTGGCGTAGGCCAAACCGTTATAGTAGGTGTAACTTGTTTATTGATAAAAAATTGATTTGGTTTACCTGTGCTTGTTTTTGTAGTGACATGAGCATATTCAGCTCTACTCAAACGAGTCATAGGTATATCGGTAGTATCACTACCTTCAGTTGTTCTAATAAAAACATCTAAGACATCTATTGGAGCTGTCGCATTGGTACTGTCTATATTGTAAGTAGCAGTTCCAGAAACCATTGCAACTGATTTTTGTGCAATAGTCCATTGATTCAAACCTCTGTTTGCCCACTCTGCAAGCATAATATTCAAACTTCTAGTGGCACTTTTTAAGTCATACCCGGTGCGCAATTCAATACCACAACGCTCAAAAGCCTCCTCTATGTATTCTGCTACATCTGGTTCAAAATTTTTACTACTACTCGTCGCCATCTTGTTGTTCCTCTTGAGCGTATAGATTGTTGAAAGTTATTTCAGGATCCATATAGCTCTCATGTTGTTCTGCTGAGTGAGTCCATTGCGAAGGCATAAAATCTGGTGCACCTTCGCCAACTCGCCACAATGCAGGATTTGTTGCTCTAACTCTGTTGTTAGGTAAAGCGACAAAGTTGCCTGTAAACTCGTCAGCGTCAGTTAAATATAACACATGTGATTGTTTATGTTGAGCGGGATCGTCAGCAATAGAGTGTTCTGTGTAATCAACCGTGAATAAATACTTACCTATATGCCATTCTCCACCAATTTTACATTTCCAAGGTGAGCTACTAACCCTATCCATGGTTATAACCGAGTGATGATGGCTCAAACAGTCCCATGGTTGTGCTAAATGGTCTTCCATAGGTTCTGGCCACTCTGCTAAGGGAATATCGGCTATAAGAGCTTGTATGGGCATCCTAGCCCACATAGCGCCACCGTGTATGTTTTCATCTGGATAATCTTCAAAATCTGTTTCGCAACCAGTAAAGACCACTTGGAAGGAAAGCGATCTGTCTGGCAAAGTGTTTACTGCAAAAACTAAGGCGTGTAGATACTCGCCATGATATTTTTGATGGTTAGCGGTAAATTCTTTACGCACCCAACACTTAAACTGAGGTATGTTAGAGATTAAATATGCCACAATATTTAATTAGTTTATTTATTTACCGTACAGTCCGCGACCACCTTTAGCCTTGCCTTTAGTCCCTTTTATAGAACCGCCTTTAGCCATACCTTTTGCTTTTTTTAACATAGGTGTTTGACCTTGTACTCTAGTGCCTTCGCCCATCAAAGCTGACATCACTGAGTTTGGCATTTTGCCTATGCCCGGATTAGCTTGCATTTCAGCACGAGCTGCACCACCCATAGCCATGTACTTGGTGCCCTTCATTGCACCACCCATAGCCATACCTTTAGTGCCTTTCATAGCACCGCCTTTGGCCATGCCTTTCGTGCCCTTCATAGCGCCACCTCTTGCCATATATTTACGACCTTTCATAATTATCTCCTTCCGTATAAACCCATGTTGGATTTGTTTTTTATAATACCACCTTTTGCCACAAAAGTTTTTACATTAGTTGGTTTGCCACCAACACCCTGCGCTTTCGCTCTTTTTCTTTTGACAGCAGACGTAATTTGTCCTTTCGTCATGTTTTTTGCTTGAGATCTAGGCACACATTTAGGGTACTTTCTACCACTACCTTTGGCTTTTGAGCGACCACAAGCTTGAAACTTACCATCTTTTTTGGGCGCACCTATGTCTACCCAATCGCCTTTTGAGCCTTTTCCAAACCAAGTTTTTAAAGACATTAGCTTCTTGGCACTTTAGTCATTTTTTGTTTACCGGGCATGATGGCACCACAACCACGAGCTTGAACCATGACTGCACCACCGCTTTTCATAAAACCCATTTTGTTTCTTACTTGCGTAGGCAGTTTTTTTAGTCCCTTATTGCCAGTTGGTATAGGTTTTAAGTCTTTTTTAACTTCTCCACCTTCAGCTTTTTTGGTGCCTTTATATTTACCGCCCATGCGTTTGTATTCTTGAACCATGTAACCAGAAGCATAAGCACTTGGAAACACATCAAATTTAGCCTTAGCTTTAGCCTTCGCTTTTTTATACAAAGCTGGGTTTGCTACGTTAGATGGCACACTTCCGCCTTCTTTCATTTTTATTGATTTCAGAGTTTTAGCTTGACTAGCATGTGTTCTACTAGCTTTTTCTAAACCTTTGATAACTTTTTTAATTTTTTGTTTTGCCATAATAATTTACCAGTTTTTACAAGACCAATAAGAAGCAGCAAACACATCTTTCTTTTTTTCCACAGCATCACAGCCATGTCTAGCTCGAAATGATTTGCGCCTTTTTGGTTGATCTTTTTTTATCGACAAGTTTGGATCGCCATATCTGACAATCTTAATCTGGTCGCCCTTTTTTGCTAGTACCGCAAATTTTTTGTTACCACCAGGTGTTCTTTTCTGCTTGTTGTAACCAGAAAAAGTCTCCCCACGATAAGAAAGCCTACCGCTAGGAAGTCTTTTTACATCACTTGTGTCAGCCACACTTAAAAGTTTTTATTCAAAACCAATATGATGGAGTAAGCATCGCCATTGCTATGGCCTATGGTAGTAAAATCTATATCACCAGTTACCCCACTGCCAGCATTGTTCGGAATACCAGAAAATAAATCATAATATTCATCGCCAGTGCTATCAGCTGGTAAAGTGGTTGCTAGTACGTTGGTGGTAGCGTCAAATTCAATATCAACACCCATGCCTCGACATGCCCAATATATTCTAGCTATAGATACAGAAGTGCATGCTTCGCCTCGACTATTAGTAGTCAAGGCCGAAACATCTACTTTTTTTACTGCTGCTTCGCCTGTGCCATCACTTTCATTAGTAAATTTAAGCACGGCAACTCGCTCACCATCTTGTATTGTCTGACTTGTTACTGTATCAGCCATAATTAACTCCTATTATGCGTCAGCAAATGGTGTAACTATAGTACCTGAGCCTAAAATTATACCTTCGACAGCATATTTATTATCAGCGATAGCTGTTACTCTGATAATACTTCCCGCTAATCCACCTTTGGTACTACCGTTTAAAGTAATAACATCGTTGGATGCACCTGAAATAAAAGTTTTACCAGTTGAGTCATCTTTACCAGAATAAAGACCACCAACAAATTTATCTGTACCATCAGTTTTAATGTCAAGATCAGTTGCTGCTGTTTCTATAAAGAAAGTGTAAGTAGCTCCTAAATTGTTTAACTCGAGACGTAATGCAGACGCTAGAATAGTTGGTAAAGTAAATTTACCGTCAGCGTCATTACAAGCTAATATTCTTCCTGCGTGATTGTCCACTGTTAAAGTTGTGTCTGCTGTTAAGCTAACAACACTATCATTTCCCGCGTTAAAAATACCTGCTTTTGACCTTATTGGTCCACTAAAGGTTGATTTTGCCATAATTCCCTCCAAGAGAATAAGCCCTATCATCTTGGCTTGTCTGCTAGGTCAGTTGATAGAACAAGTTAAAAAAAATCCTAGTAATAAGATTATATATGAGTTTTTTTTTATTTGATATATGAAGTTAACTATGTTTTTTTTTATATTCACCATTGGTTTTTTTGAAATGCACTCTGACAAAATATTTTCTCAGTAAAGAAACCAAAGTAAATACTATAGTTTGAAACACAGCTGTAGTAGTTATACTCAAGCCCATCCAAGTAGATAGAGATAAAACCGCTAAAGCTACAGGAAAAGCCATAAAAAACCCAACACCCACATCAGTGATTGCTTCATGGGCAGCTGATTTGTCGTATAAATTTTTCATCTTTACAATATTTTATAAATTATTATAAATTATTATACAACTATGTAAATAAAAAAAAGGACTCTTTCGAGTCCTCCTTTTTGTAATACTGAGTTAAAAACTGTACTACGAGTTCGTGTTATGCACCTTGCGATCCATAGACTCCTCTCCAATCAGAGAAACCAAATGAATATCTTTCTCTTGCTTTGTAACGTATGTTGCCAGTAGCAAAGTCTGGTTCCATGGATGTTTCCATCGCAGTTCTTTGGAACATTTTAAGACCTTCTCCTTGCGCTGTTACAGAAGTAAGGATGAAGAAAGCATCTGGATCAGTAAGATAATGATTTACTGAATAACCGCCGGGAAGAACATTTGTGTTCTTAACTGCGTTTATATCATTATCAGCTGTGCCAGGTCTTTGTGGAGAATTAAGTATTCTGTCAGCAACAAAAACTAATTGTGGGGGTACAATTAATTTGTCAGCTTGGACAGAGATAATTAATCCCTTATCATCAGTGAAAGTTGATATGTCAATCAACGCATCTTCTAAAGATGTCTCGTTTAAATCTGCCATTGAAGTAGCTCTGTTTGCAGCTGAACCACCACCTGCTAAGGGGTGATCTGTTGCAATCAAAGATTTTCCATCTCCACCTAGAAAACTAGATGAAAAAGCATTATTTAATACGTCGGCACCTTTAACTTCTTTGGTGTTGGCCATAGATTTTGCTAGTGCTTTAACATATCGTTTACCCAAAGAATCATAAAGATTATCTTCAACTGCTTCTTCTGTAAGTGCAAACGCTAAAGCCACGGTATCGTGGGTATATCTAGCGCTGTAACTTTCAGCTGCGTTGTCAAAGCTAACTCCTTGACCTTCGGACTTAGTTGGTGCTGAGCCAAATCCAGTAATTAGGACTTCTTCTTCGAAAGCTCTACCAGAATCTTCTATAGAGAAGATTTCTTGGTATTCGCTGTCGTATTCATCATAAGAAAGTCCAAATAAAGAATTTAGTCCAGGCTCTAACTCTTTAGCGAGTTGTGCTCTTGAAATTGCCATTATTTATTTACTCCTTATGCTAAACCAGCACCTTTTTGTCCCATGATGTGATTCTGAATCACACATAGTACATTGGTGTTGGATGATGATACATCATCGTTATCGGGATCCTGAGAGATGTCGATAGCTTTTAGAGGTAAAGTCGCTGTTGTTGCGCCTGTACCTACATCTAGTTCTGCGTTCGATCTTCCAGACTTAGTGTCGCCAACGGGTGAATTTTCCACGATGTCGAAGTTTCCGAATAAGTCAGCTACAGGCATTGCTGCATCTGCTTGTACTTCAAAAACGACATTGGGATCATCTACTACGCTTGCAATAATATCCGCAGCAGCAATACTGCCCGGATAATAGTTTTTAAAAACTTGCTCGCCTGTGGTTGGGTCAGTGTAAGAAACTCCGTTAAACACTCCGACAATCGGAACGGTTCCAGTTGCGGCGTGTCTACCTAAAACTCCAGCTGTTAGTTGTGTAACTAAGTCGCCTTGGAATATAGGTGTAGTCGCTCCACTTGCAATTCTGTATCGGCTTTGACCGCCAGAATAAGGTGCACCACCCATCATACGAACAGGTTTTAAGCCAAATGGACTATCATTATTAGCCATAAGATTTACTCCTATTTAATGAGTGCTACTTTTTTCCAAAAGTAACATTTGATCTACGGTCAGAATCGTACTTGACATATCGACCTTCTTTGTTCGCTTCATTGAACATGTTATTGTCCAAAGCTTCTTTTGCTTGACGATTTTTGTCAGCATAGTAAGCATTACGTTCATTTTTAGTCTCGACAGGTATTTTTGCTAAAAGTAGACCTTCGTTATATACAATACCAATATGTCTGCCAGAATCCATGGTAGGTAATTCAAATTCAGCGGGAAGATCAGTACCTCTTACGAGTTCATAACCTTCTCTTAGTCTTCTACTTACGTTACCTCTATCCTCTTGTCCCAGCATGGATTCTCTTATCCAACGATATTCATATCCTTCTGGTGGAGGTGGGGTTTCTAGCTTCCTTACTGGTCGCCATGGTTGTCTACGAGTCGTTTTAGCGTGTTGCTCGGATTCACGAGATTGCCTAGTGGTTACTTCCTCATTTTCATCAGTCATTATTTTGCCTCCCTTGCGGAAATTTTTTGTTTTTCTTTAGCAACAGACTTTAACCACGCGTCTTCCGACATGTTATGTGGCTTGAGTCCTCTGAGACGTTCGACTTCTGCTTTGGAGAAAGTCACTCCGTTCTTTTTGCCTTGTGTTTTTTGTCGGCTTCCTACGGAAGTAGAGGCAACTCTTTGCACAGCGGGTTTTTCCTCTTGTTGAACGACATTTTGTCCAGATAAATCTGGATAAACTTTTCCTACTCGAGCATCTAACTCTTTGTAGTAATCTTCTGAATCTGCTTCAAAACCTTCATTTATAAGGTTGTAATGCGTAAAATAAGCATATTGTGTGGCCTCGCGATTACCTTGATTGACAGTATCGCCATACCAAGTATTTTTTGCGTGCCAAGCTTTTGCTTGTTCAGTTGGTACAATTTCTTGTTGTGGCTGTGGTGTAACCGTAGTTTTTTGATTGGTTACCACTTCCGGGTTGTTGAAAGTTTGCTCGCTTTGTTGTTTCGCAATTCTTACTTTTTCTTTTTGTATAGATAAATCACTTTTTAACGTATCTGCTTTTGACATCAACTCTGCATCGCCAGAAGCGACTGCTTTTTTATAAAGCTCATCTGCTTGTACTTCTTTAGCTTTCAAAGCCTCTTCTTCTTTTTCAATAAGCGCACTTTGAGTTTGTATGTTTTGTTGCTTATAAGCAGCATTTTCTTGCTCTCTTTGCGCTAAAAGTTGTTCTAAACGATTGGCTCTTTCCTCGGCTGCACGATGTCTTTCATTGAGCTTATTAATTCTTTTTGAGACACCCTTAGTATAATTATCAAGCTCCTCTTCTGGACTTATAGCAGTTTCAGTTGCAACTGCCTCAGTTGGTTGATCTTCTACCTGTATTTCTAACTCCTCTTCTGGTGTATTGGGAGCTGTGTTACTTTCTTGTTCACTCATCATAAACTCACTATGTCATCTGGATCAAGAATGGTGGCTATCACTTCATCATCATTGATGATGCGAACTTCTGCACCGTCCTCTAATTTAAACCTAGAGCCAGAATAGCGCCCTATTAAAACCCATTGTTTTTCTTCACACCAGGGGGTTTCTCCGTATCTTTTTTTATCGTTGTAGCATTGAGGACCTTTTTTTACCACATAAGCTACTACTGTTGCCAAAGCTTCTCTATTTACAGTTTCATTGGCTAAAATTATTCCGCCTTTGGTTTTGGCTTTGCCAGCATAAGGCAAGACCAATATGCGCCAACCAGTTGGCTGAGGCATGCGGTCAATCAAAGATTTATCTAACAGAGTAGGATCTAACACTCGTGCTTCTTCTTCCACATAAGCATCGGCTACTATTTCATTAGTTGATTTTATTTGTCCCATCTAGTTATTGTTCCTTAAATCCTTCTTTAAGTTCATTGGTAATATAGTATAAAGCAGAAAGCTCGCCTTGCAAATATTTATAGTGTTCTATATCTTTCAAAGCTCCAGACATCAATGTTTCTTGTATCTGTGTTTCTCGGTCTTTAATTTTGCGTTTGACAAAATCAAGCAAAGTAATTTCATCCATTACGTTTTCTTAGGCCTGCCTTTTTTTTTGGAAGCAGTTTGTGCTTTAGTTTTTTTTGCTTTTGCTTTTGTTGGTTTGTTAGATTTTTCAATAAGAGCTAGTTTTGATGCTAGACGCTCTGCACTTTCTCTTTCTTCTGCTTCTTTTTCTGCTGTAGCTTGAGCTAAAGCTGCACTTTCTTCTGCTTTTTGAGCGTCTTTTTTTTCTTTAAGTTGAGCTAAAAATTTTTCTCTTGAGTTCATGTTATCCTCTCATTTTTGATTCTAGTTCCAATAGTTTTAAATTAGCATTTTGTGCCAATCTATCCATTGCCATTTGTAGCTTATCATCTGCTATATCCTTCTGTACATCAATACGTTGTTGTTGCAAACCAGCTTCTACTTGTTTTTCTTGTGCTCGCGCTTCTTGCTTGCTGTTAAATTGCTGTGCTTCTAAATCTATTTCTTTATCTCTCAAGTCTAATTCAGCTTTTCTAATCTCTACTAATGGATCACCACCTGTTCCTTGTCCAATAGACTGTAAAAAGTTATCAGTCAGCTCAGCTAAGATTGGCGCACTGAATTGTTCTATTATCATTTGTATTTCTGTAGTAATTTGTTGAGCTTCTTGAGGTGTAACTTGCTGTATTTGAGCTTGGACTTCTTGAATTCTAATAGCTACTTCTTCCGGGATATTTTCTTGTGCTAGTTCAGTAGATAAAAATTGTAAATGTTGCATGCAATGACTAATAATCATCGACTGTATTTGAGGATTTTCTTGTACAACCTTTGTTAAAAATAAACTTCGATGTGTTTCTAAATGCGCTTGATGGTTTTGACCTGCAAAAGCTTGAGCTGGTTGACCTAACAATAAACCAGAATTTTCTGTGCCTGCATCTATTGGTTTTGGCGTCATGTCAGGTGGTGGCTGTATTAACGCTTCCACATTATCAACACCTAAAGCTGCATACATACGACGATATGCTTCGTACATGCCATTCAGTCCATGTATTTGAGGATTGGATTGCACCATCTGTAATAATTCTTGAGCTAAAGTAACTCGCTGACTTTGTGAAAATATGTTTGGATCTGAAATAGGTATAATATCTACTCGACCATCAAAATCCGATTGTTTGATTTCAGCTGGTCCAGAACCCATTTGAAAGTCATAGGCTGGTGGTAAATACTCACCGAAGACTTTAGCTAATAATTTAAACTCTAATCTTTGAGCGTAGTGCAAACGCTTATGAATAGCACTCATAACTTTTGTGCCACGTTCTAGTAAAGCTACCGTAGTACCAACTGGCATTGCGGCATTACCATCACCAATGTTCATGTCAGCTATGGCTGCAAATCTTTTACCTGAATCTACCAACAAACCAAGTAATTGCATCAAAACATTGCTTGGCTCTTTTATGGGCAGTGGTATAAGGTTTTCTCTCAAAGAACCGCCTGTTGTATCTATATCTCTAAATTCTCCTGGTTGTAAAGGTTCGTCTTCATCTCTGATACGCATGCCTCTAGCTTTAAAACCAGCTGGTAGATTAGCCAAAGTACCTGCGTCTATTAACTGTCTGAGTATTGATGTAGAAGCTTTGGATAAACCACCAATCATGTGAGACAACCCAAGGCCATAAAAACCTAAACCCGGTAAAAACTTGTATTGCACAAAATAATTGAGTTTGTTTTTTAACGGATCGCCTTCTAAATAATTTCGTCTAATAGCTAAGACTCTGCGTGACCCTTCGTCAATCGTTACTATGTAAGGGAGTTTTAAGCCTGTAGGATTGCCATTTTGGTCTACGTCTTCAAAGCCTTCAATGTCTAAAACTGTATGAATCTCATAAATAATTCTGTTTCTATCCTCTTTGTAACTAGCTTCTATACCTTGTATTTGGTCAATTTCGTTTTCTATTTCTGAGTCTTCGTCACTATAAGCATCTTCTGGTACATCAACATCAGCATAAAAACCAGTAAGTTGTTGTTTTTTTACTTCATTGAGTGACATGCTGATTGCATGCGTAACTCGTTCAGCCGATGATAAATCAGCTGCTTCATAAGGCACAATTAAGTCTTCTGGTGGGATGAACTTAGAAACAGCTTTGTTGGTTACAAAATCAAAATAAACTTTTTTAAAGGCAGAACCAGCCAAAGGCAAGTAAAACAACAACATATCTAACTCTGGATCGTAGTCTTCCATTACATTCATAATGTAATAATTCATAAACTCTTGGATGCGTTCGGCTTGATTTTCGGTATCTATTGTTCGAGCACCGATAATTTCTGTTTTCACTGGACCTTTGGCTGGCAACATTTCTTTGTAAGCTTGGGCTTGAAACTGTGTTACTGCTTCTGCCAAAATAGGATGTATAACTCCAGAACTACCTTCAAATGGTTGTGAACGGCTTTCATCAAACTTCATGCCTAAGTATTGCAAGCCATCTTTGTAGGTTTTTTCCCATTCGCTTCTGGATTGTTTGTCACTTTCTATGGAACTCACAAGATCTGCTGCTAATTTTTGCAGTATAGATTCATCAACAAAATCAACCAAATTAGAATTGAAATCCATTTGTGGCATATCTGGTGCTATGGGTATTTCTTGATCTATTAATACAGCTTCTTCGTTTACTAAAACCTCAGCTGCATTTTTTATTTGCTCGCTACGAGACTGCTCTGGCATTACAGTAACTGCCGAGCTAGTTTCTCTAATATCAGGGTTAGTTTCTGTTCCTAGTGGTTTATCAATAGCCATAATTTTTTAGTGTATCACTTTCGGTCTAGCAAAGTCATCAAGCGCGATTAAATCGGTCAATTCACCTTCTAAAATTAAACCTTGTGCTTCTGCAATAAGCTCGGCTTGTTCAAAGTTTTCTGCGTGTATGTCAGGACCAGTATACTCATACTCTTCGTGTATAAATTTTGTAATATAAATTTTGAATTCTTTTTCTGGCATCAGTAGTAAACCGTCCTGTTTTTACGCATAAACTTAGCATCCTCTTGATAATCTTCTTTCAAAGATAAAAAACCGCCTTGTCGGAATCGCATCAACGCCATTGTAGCACTATCGCAATAATCATCGTGATCGCCATAAGGAAAACTTGCCATTTCTTCTATAACTTCATCTGCAAACTCATGTTCTGGAGCCCAAACCATGCCTGACTCAAAAATTGGTGCGACACTATTCATTCTTGCTATTTTGTCTTGACCGCGACTTGGCGAGTATGCCGTGACAGGTATACCCATTCTACGCAACTCTTGAGTCAGTGGGGTACCTGATGCTTTGGCTTCAATTAAAACACAATCTGGTTCCCAATAACGATACTCTTCCAAAGCTATTTTTTTTAGCTCTGGAAAATCTACTCGAACTCTTTTTGCGTCTAATAAAATTATACCTTCTGGATTTTCTTCATTGTCGCCAAAAATCGCCCAAGTCGTTATAGCAGAATAGTCTGCGGTATCTTTTTTTGAGAAAGCCGTATCATAACTTTGGATTACATAATTGTATTCTGGAACATGGTCTTCGTCCCAGCGTCGCCACCATTCACGTTTGACAATACTGCCTTCCTCAGCAGTTGGGTTTTGTAACCATTGGCTATTCCATTTAGGCAGAGGTAAAGAAGCTTTTACCGAAAGCAATTCTTCTTTTTTCCAAAATTCTGGCCACAAAGGTTTTTCTGAATCTGGCATGATGGCAGGAAACTCAACCACCTCCCATTGATCAGCATTTTCTTCACCTTGTTTTTTTAAAACTTTACCAACCAAATCTTTGGTACTCCAACGTGTCATCACTATCACAATCGTGCCACCCGGTTGTAAACGCTGTCTGGGTCCAGAGGTATACCACTCATAAGCAGATTCCATAGCTTTTGGCGACAAAGCATCTTGCTCTGAATGTGGATCATCAATTATAAGTAAATCGGCACCACGTCCTGTTATTGCACCACCTACACCAGCATAATAACTTTCACCTTCTTGGTTGGTAGTCCAACGACCAGCTGATTTATTATCGGCTTGTAATTTAAGCTCTGGAAAAATGTGCTGATATTCTTGGCTATCAATTATATTTCTTACTTTTCTACCGAAACGCACAGCTAATTCAGCGGTATGCGTGGTTTGTATTATTTTTAAATCACCTTTTCTACCCATCATCCATGCAGGAAAATAAGTAGAAGCGAATTCTGATTTGGAATGTCGAGGCGGTAAACAAACAATTAGTCTTTTTAGTTTACCTTGTGCTATGCGATTAAATTTTTCGCCAATAATTTTATGGTGCCTACCTTCAATGAACTCTGGCCAAAGATGTTTGACAAAACTAATAAAATCACCCTGACACTCATCTTGCTTGTCAATTTGTTCATAACGATTGAGTAAAGCAAGCGCTTCTTGTTTGTCTTGCTCAGACAATATATCAAAGTCTTTAAGCTTGTTTAAATCCATAAAATTAAGCGGGTTGCACAATTAGGTAGTGACATAGTAATTGCACAACCCTAAGCATAAAATGCCTAGAGTCAGTATCGCATATCGCTATACTTCGTGCCATTCTTTGCCTTGAAATAAAAGCGCTTCCGCTTCTCTTCTTCTAATCAAACCTTCTAAAACTTCGCCACCAGCTTTGTTCCATCTTTTTAACTGTGCTGGTACTTCGTTTTTTTTATCTTGATTTAAAACTTTGAGCAAAGTTGAAGAACCTAAGTTTGTTGGACCTAAGTTAAAAGTCCAACACACAAGAGCATCAAACTCATTTTGTTCTAAAGGTACTTTAACCATGCTGTTTACATAGCTTTCAAATTCCTCTAAATCTTTTGTCAAATAAACATCTGCTTCATTTTGACTGATGGTTTTGCCTTCTTTTGCGCTTTTGATGTGTCCGTAACCTATCGTCCAGTAACCAGCTGGGCATAAATATGCCTCTAATTCACAACCTTCAAACTTTTTTATTAAAGCTTTGCCCTCTTCTGATATTTTCATTAATAATCTCCCCATACTTTGCTTTTTTTACCGCCATCGTAAACAACAGCGTGTCCTTCTTTGATTAGCATTTGACATATATCTTGTCCATCTTCGGTGTACGGTATGCCTAAAATTCTGCCGTACTTACCCTTACCAAGCGACTTAATCTTGAAAGTTCCAACACAAAGTTCTTTGAGTCTTTCTTTGGCAGCCAAACCTAATTTTTTTTCAGCTAAATCTCGTGTTCTTGATTCTGGTGTGTCAATACCTGCTAACCGTACTCTTTGTTTGTGTAACTTGACATCAAAGCCTAAATCTAAAATTACATCTACGGTATCGCCATCTACCACCCTATCTAACTCTGCTTGATAAACAAAAGCATCTGGATTGTCACTCATCACTATTCTCCTTTTTTGGTTGATCGTAATTTCTATAATATTCAACTATAGATAAAATATTTTTTGTGTATCTGGTAATTTCAGCCATATTGACTGACAAATTTTCATATTGTTGCGTGGTTAGCGCGTAATAAGGCATAGCTGGTGCTTTGCCTTCTTTTACTAAAGCTAGGTATTCTTCCATGATTTCTGGTGTCAGAACTTTCCATTTCACTGGCACGCCTTGTATCTCCATAGGTAAAGGCGGGTGGTACATAGGTGGTATTTCAGCTATCGTTCTGACGTCTATAGGTTGTGCCTTGGGCAGTATTGAACAACTACCCAAGACAAACAATGAGCTAATTATTAGGAGAGATATTTTCATCTTTTACATAGGGGGATGTAATTGACATTAACTCATCAAAAACTTTTTTTGAGCCCGCATTTACTCTTCTTTCAATTAAGCCAGGCTTCATCAAAGCTAAATTGTTGAGATCGTGGCGAGCAAACTTATTTCTTAATTCTGTTACAGCACGCATGGCTTCTTGCTTGGCATCCTCTAAGGCTGCCATTTCTTGCATGGTTTCTTTTTGTTTTTGTAGATAATTTTTGATTGATTCATTTTGTTCGGTTATTTTGTCCGTCAACACGATTTGATTAGCTTTTAAGGTAGCTACTTGGCCATTTAGATATTTAACATAGAAAGCAGAGCCAGATATTGTGGTCACTAATAAAACTCCTAAAATAATACTTAACTTAAATCCCATAAACTTTTATTGGAAATGCTTTTCCTTTTACTTGTATATCATCTAAGTATCTTAAATCATATTGACAACTATTTGCAGTGTCTTTACCAATTAGTATATTCACTTTTAGCTCTTTTGTCGCACTTTCTAATCTCGCTGCTATATTTACTGCATCGCCGATTGCCGTGTAATCAAAACGAGTTGCACTACCCATGTTGCCAATAACAGCTTCGCCTGTATTGATGCCTATGCCGATGGCTATTTCTGGCAAGCCTTCTGTCTGTAATTTTTTGTTGAGTTCTGCCATATTTTTTACTATGTCTACAGCACAATCTATGGCTTTGTGTTGATGCTCTGGTAAATCTAAAGGCGCGTTAAATATCGCCATCATGGCATCACCTATGTATTTATCAACCATGCCGTCGTGTTTTTGCACAGCTGTTTGTTGTGCTGTCAAAGCTTTGTTCATAATGTAAGTAACTTTTTCTGGAGGCAAAGACTCAGACATAGCCGTAAAACCTCTGACATCGGTAAAAAGGAAGGTTGCCGTCTTTTTTTCACCACCGAGTTTTAAAAGCTCTGGATTGTCTTGTAGGCGTTTTATCTGTCGCGGATCTAAATAATGCTCAAACTGTTTTTTTATTTGCAGACGCAACTTGTATTGTTCACGAAAGCGTAAATAAAAAGCCGTAGCTCCAACTAAGATTTGACTGATAAGTGTCCAGGTTACGTCTATTAACAAGCCTACACGAATCAAATAAATGCCTAAGATTGTAGTGCCTATGAAGACCAAACTAGCACTAATCAAACCTGCGCTTATGCCTAAATAAAATAATAACAACCAAACTAAAGAAGCTGTGGTTGTTAAAATTAGGAGCTCTGCAAGTAAACTGTATTCTGGGATTATAGGTGAGTTTTGTATCAAAATGCTTTCAGACAAAGCCGCTTGAATTTTGTGTGGCTCTAACAAACCTATGGGTGTAGCAAGCTGTGGCATGATACCGGGCGCTGTAATACCAACAAAAACAAAACGTCCAGCCACATTCATTTCAGCTAAATTTGTTTTGGGAGTGTTCACCCAAGAAATCCATTTGCGTCCGTATTTGTCAGTTTTAACTGGTGGTAGACCGCGTACCGCTATTTCTTGTATACCTATTTCGTTAGTGGTAATAATGTAGGAGCGAGTACCAGTTAGGACTTTTAAGACCTCAGTGCCAAAAGCTGAAACCCAACCATCTGGGGTGCGTAAAAGCAAAGGCAAACGCCTTACTAAATTATCGACATCAACTGGTGCAACCGCAATGCCTTGAGCGGTAGCGTTTTTTAAAATTTCGGTATTTTCTATGACGCCTACGGTTTCTAAGCCTCCGACTAAATTACCTTTGATTATGGTGCCTGTAGTTTTCGGAAAAACACCAGCAGAGTTTTCAAAAGTAGCTAAGATGCTAGGTCCTAAACGCAACGAATCAGCAAACTCTTGGTCGCCATTCAAACGATCTGGTTGAGGAAAGGCTATGACCCAGCCAACGCCAGTTGCACCTTTTGCCAATAGCAATTCGTTAAGTTCTGCCAATCTACTTCTAGGCATTGGCCAACCACCTTCTTTTTGTAAATCTGTTTCGGTTATATTTAAAATTACAAAATTACCGCTTTCTGTTTGCGGTTTAACTAAGGTATCAAAAGTTTTAAGTTTGAGGATTTCAGTAGGTGTACTGACAAAAACCAAAGGTAAAGTCAGTAATATAAGCAAAGGTAATATTAAATATTTCATCAATTACTCTGTGTGATAGTAATAGTTGAATCACTACCACCATTTATTTTAACAACATTAGACGTACCATCTTGTATAAATATGACGGTGTAAGCATTGTTACCATTGACATCTACTCGAGCGGAATCGCTAACCATACGCCGTAAACTAATTTGTTGGCCAGTCACAATAGTAGTTATTTGCGTGTCTGGGTCTTGACCAATTAAAGTTCCAGATATGTTAATCCCGGTTACTTGTTGCAACTGGTCTTCTTCTTCGCCAATCGCTAGAGCATCTAATACATCTAATAAATCTTCTAAAAAATTTACGTCCAAATAATTAATATCAAGCTCAGTGAACTCCAAATCGTCGTTTCGCAAAAAATCTTTATCTAAATAATCTACATCTAAGTCATTAAAATCTAATAAATTTGCCTTTCTGCTGCGGTTTTGTTCTGTTTGCACTATTTGTTCACGCTTAGGGGGTCTAACAATCAGCATGTTATCAATAGCGTTCAAACTTAAATCTAAAATGACAGGTGGCGTTGGGTTGGTCTCAAAGACTGATACTGTGGTGGCTTCAAATGGCTGATTGAGTATGACTGACCCTGTAGCCGTAGTCACTTCTATTTCGCCACTAGACAAACCAAAAGGGTCTGGCAGTAGAATGATAAGACTGCGCCCTAATTCGTCTACGGTGGTAGTGAAATCTGTACCACGAATAGCTATATTTGCCGTAGGTGTTTTAAGTTTGATGTTTTGTTTATCAATTCTCTTTAAATTACCTGTTATGAATCGTGCTGTACCTAAACCAAAAGTCAAAGCCATCTTGGATTTTGACGGATCTGGGTCAAAAATATATTCGTCCACAATAAGTTGTGAATGTTCAGTCAGACGCACAGTGCTATCATCTAAAAAAGTAATAGCCATACGACCATTATTGGTTATGGCTTCATCGTTTTGTTGGATTGAGAACTGTAACTTAGCGTCGTAAGGCTGATCTCTAACTATTTGTGCTTGACCATTTAGTTCTGATATATCGCCAATACTCTCAACAACCTGTGCTTGTGCCTTGGTCGTTTTGAATGACGCACAAAGTAGAAGCAGTATTACCAGTATTGTTTGATGAAGATATAATTTTGAGCCAATCATTGTCTTGGGTACTCAGCTGTTGAATGTTAAGAGCAGTGTTGTTCCCAGTATGATCCCAATAAAAATACCCACCAGCATAGCCACTACCCGTAAAGTTTATGCTGTTTGAATCACCATCTATGTCCATATAATTAGTTGCGCCATCGTAATTAATATTAGATGTAATCTGGTTACTAGAACCGTTGATAATCCAATCTAAGTCTAACTGACTAGCTAGAGCTGAGGTAGCATGATTTAAGGTCATTAAATTTGAGCCACCTGTGACGTTTACATTTACATTAGAATTATCAGCTCCGTAAGTGTTGGTAGGATCTGTTTGCATAGTAAAAATATTACTATCACCATCTAGTTGAAAGAACCCTGTATAAGTATCAGCCAGAATATCTCCCAAAAACTTGTTGGAATTACCAATCATGTTTATATCCAAAGTCATGTTATTACCATTGAGATTCAACGGAGTCATAGTTCCCGGTACAGCTTGTAAACCGCCGATAATATTGCTACTACCAATTTGTTCTAAATCTATATTAGCTTGCGTACCAGATTGATCTATATAGATTTCGTTATCAGCCGCGTATATCGTCACACTCATCAGTAGTGCAAGGTTTAGTAATTTTAACTTCATGTGTCCAAAAACTCCTGTCATAACCTAAATTTATCAGTTCTAAAACAGCACTTTCAATGGCTTTCATTAAAGCTATTGTCGTGCTTTCATTCCGAGCCGAACCTATTTCTATTTCAATCAACTCAGTACCAGCTTCAAAAAACTTAAATACGTCGTTGGATTTACCATAGCTAAATATGGTTTTTTGACTGGTAACTTCTAAGAGCACCTCGCCAGTAGCAACAGACACCATCCGTAAACTTACGCTCACCGTGTCCTCTCGGTACTGAACACTACCACCAATGCCGAGCAGACGGGCACCTGCGCCTCCACTCGTTAAGTTAGTATCATAACTTAGGACAGCACCTTCAAGCAAGACACCAGCAAATAAAAGTGGTTGGATGGTTTTATCTTCTTCTTTTTCAGCAAATTGTTCTCGAGCAGATCTGATTAATTGTCTTTCTTTAACTAAATTATCTAAACCAACACGCTCTACGACGCGAAAAAATTTACCATCGGCTGCATGTTTCAAGGCTCTTACTAAAAGAGCGCTTGGAGCTTGAGTGACAGCTGTAGAAAATAAAGCAAACTCGCTATTGCTTTTTCGTTGGCCTGTTTGATCGGTAAAAGCGTTGCCGTAGACTGCTACCACAGGCATGGTTTTAGGCGCTAAAACATTAAGCAAAGCTTTAGATTGCAGGTCATAAATAGTTGCTTCGGTTGTACCTTTGCTTTTGTATCTTTGCTTTTCGGTGTCTTGGATTACTTCGTGAATTGCACAACTAGAAAGTAAAAGAGCCAATAGGCAGAGAAATTTCAGTCGTATTATCATCTGGGTCTGTAATTGTTAATGTTATTGTCACGCCATCGCTAGTATAACTGATTAAGTTGTTTTCTAGCTCTAAGGTGCCAGAGGTTTTTGTCACATCGCCAAATAGGTTTTCCACGAGCTGCCTAGATAGTTGCGCATAGACCCTTGACTCTAAATTACGCACAAATCGAGCTAAAGTCGTGTTTTCTTTGTCTCGCTCTATTTCGTCTTGTATGGCTTCTAGTTCTTCTTTGATGGTCAATTTACGACTATATTCTTGGTTTTCAATCGTCAAATAATGACTAGAAGTACCAACACCGTTAAAACTAGGGCTTTTAAATTTATGCGTGATTTGGTCAGCAAAAACACTTTGTATAGAGCCAAATAAGATAGTAAAAAATATGAAACCTATGCCAATAAAAGCAAACCAATCTTTAATCTTTCTTTCTTGTTCTAGTGTCTTTTGGCTTTTCTGTCTTCTCATCTTTCAGTTTATTTTCCTCTTTGAGTTCCATAACTGTCCCTACCTTCTCTTTCAAGCGTATCATATCTTGGTCTAAAAGTCGTAATTGGTCGGTAAGTCTTATGATAGTAGTTTTCATTTCTTGGACAGCAGGATCTATCGTATTGGTTATCGTCTGCCAAACATAATAAACAAAATAGCCTAAACCAACGACCATAACTACCGGGAAGCCAAAGTCCGCGACTAATTGTACGACATCCACGTTTAATCTCTACGAGCGTCGATTTTGCCGTCTTCGACAAAGTTTTCAGCTCTAGCTATTCGATCCAAGTCAGGTGATAAATCAAGGGCAGCTGATACCAAAGTATCAATTCTAATCATGTCGTTGTTCATAATTGAAGCTCTGGTAATTAGCATCTGCGTAATACCTTGTACTGTTTTAATTTCACTGACTAAACCATCCATAAGTTGTTTCATAACTAAAAAAATAAAATAAGCCATAATTAAGGCGCCTGCAATCGGTACACCTAACTCTGTTATTAGATTGAAGACTTCCATTACTCGCCTTTGAACTTTTTGCTTTGCCCGGATGTGCCAGCGTAGATACCAAACACTGCTGCCATCGCACCCACCACTATAGAAACCAAAGCTGACTGTTCAAGGTTAGGTTCTGGCAAGGCCATAAACCAAATGACAACTTTGTAAAGTAAGACAATGTAAACGCTAACGAAGATCCTCGGAAAAATGCGCCAGGCATCTATGGTTTTAGCTAGGTGCACCCATTTTGCAAAAGGATTGTCGCCATCATTTTTGGGTGTTACATCTATATCGAGCTCTAGTTTTCTTTTGATTGGTGCTTCGCTTGGCTCTGTCTTTGGAGTTTCTTCGTTCATAAAAATCTTGTGACGACTATGGCTCCTACAATAAATGGGTAGACTCCCCACAATAAATTTTCTAAACGTACAAATTTTTCTGAGCCTTCTTCTAGGCGTTTTTCAATATTCTCATAGCGTAACGCACACTCTCTTTCGTGCGTCTCTATTTTGTGCAACGCGTCTTTGGCTGTAGCCATGTTATTTCTTTTTCTTTTTTTTGCGACGCGTGTAGGCTTCGTTTTCTGGCGTGTCTGGATCGTCGGCAACGTATCGGCCTTTTTTGTTTCTAGTTCTTACTGTTTCGTAGTCGTCTGGATTTTCTTCAGCAGGTTTAGTGCTATCAGTTATCCAAAAGTCCTTAAATTTTTGCCACCAAGTCATTTTCTTATACTCCTAATCAAATTGATTTATTACATACTTTAACGAAAATACTAACTAATTTCTACTCCTAATAAATAATATAAAACAGGACCATAAGGAATATTTGTTTGAAAAAAATAATTTAGAAAAGCTATTGCACCATTAATTACAACAACTTTTGTGCCTATTACGATGAATAACAACCAACTTAAAGTTTTAAAAAAACCATTTTTTTTATAATAATTTTTTATTTTAGTTAGTATTGGAAAGTTCCAACTTA